TGGCACTGGAAATGCACAAGTAGGTGAATTTGATGGGTCAGGTACTTTTCTTGTTGGTAAAACATCCGACAGTTTTGCCACTGATGGCACTGCGTTAAAATCCACTGGTGAAGTGAATTTCACAAGAACAGATGCCGTTCCTATATCATTACGTCGAAGTGGAACAGCAGGAAATCTGATTGAGTTTTACCATGATTCTTCAGTGGTTGGGGCAATCAGTGGCGGCAACGGCGACTTGAGGCTTGGAACAGGAGACATTTTCCTTCGTTTCTTTGATGCAGGGACAGCAGTTATCCCCCGTACAGCAGCAGATGCCACATCAAATGGCGTGATTGATCTTGGTAATTCCAGCAACCATTTTAAAAACGCTTATTTCACTGGCACTGTTTTTGCTGAAGCGTTTACTGGAAGAGACGATACAGATACGTCAATCCAAATGACTGGCTCTAACATAATAAAGTTTTTTACTAACAGCACCGAGAGGATGAGGCTGGATCAAGATGGAAAACTTTTACTGGGAGCCACCTCAACGATTGCTGGCGCACACATATCCCACTTATACGACTCAGTTAATGGTACTGGGATAACTTTAAAATCTACCGACTCAAGCGGCAACACACATAATCAAGTTGTATTTGATAGAAATGGTTCTACTGTTGGCACTATTTCAACAACAGCTTCAAACACAGCATACGGCACAACTTCAGACCGCCGCCTCAAGTCCAACATAAAGGACGCTGAATCCGCATCCGACATGATAGATGCGATGCAAGTGCGTCAATTTGATTGGAATGTAGACGGTAGCCATCAGGATTATGGCTTGATAGCGCAGGAGTTAGAGCCTATTGAGCCATTAGCTGTGACAGGCAATGCCGACAGCGATGAGATGATGGCAGTGGATTACAGCAAACTCGTCCCAATGCTTATCAAAGAAATCCAAGAATTACGTAGTCGTGTGGCTACTTTAGAAGCCAGCTAATAGGAGTAAACGATGGCAACGACAATGACATTTGAGTATCCGCAACTAGACCGTGTTGCCAAAGAAGGCGACAATGTTGATGTGGTTCAGACGATACATTGGAGAGTAAACTGTGTCAGCGATAGCGACAAAGATGCGAATGGCAACTTTCTTATGGCAACTCAGTATGGCACAACCGCTACTTCTATGGAAAAGGGTGCATCTTTTGTAGCTTATAACTCAATCACTAAAGATTGGTGTAAAAAAAGAGTTTTGGCTGATATAGGTAAGACGGAAGAAGAGTTGAAGGCTGCGCTTGACGCAGTTATCGCAGAACAGAAGACACCATCAATTCTTACTGGTACACCCTCTAGCTGGTAGCAAAGATGAAGCTTACGATGGAACCCGTACTCAAAACATAGATGGAACTGGAAGCAAAAGAGAGAAAACAATGGCAAACAGTTATACATGGACATTCCCAACTCTTGATAGGGTAGCGTCAGAGGGAGACAAATCTGATGTTGTAAAGCGTGTGCATTGGGTTATACAAGCTGTGTCAGATAGTGATAAAGATAGTAAAGGTGCTTGGTTACATGCAAAAATTTATGGAGCAACTCCTATAGTAGCTGAGTCGGGCGTAGCGTTTACTGCATATAATTCAATTACAAAAGATTGGTGTAAGGCCAGAGTGTTGTCTGCACTAGGCGAAACAGAGGATGAAGTAAAAGCAAAACTTGATGCAATAATTACAGAACAAAAAACACCAACAATTCTCACTGGTACACCCTCTGGCTGGTAATTATGTCAAAGCCAACTGCCGCATCTGTACAGGCCCAGATAGATACACACGAAGCAGTATGTGCTGAACGTTGGAAGGAGACGATCCTCAGAATAAAAAGGATTGAACACATCATGATAGGGACAGCAGGAACTATAATTGTCTTGCTGTTAACAATGCTCATGCGAGGATAGGTATGGATCCAGTAACAGCAATGGCCACTGCCTCGGCGGCGTTTGGTGCATTAAAAAAGGGATTCGCAATCGGGCGTGACATCGAGTCAATGGCGTCCGATCTTTCTCGTTGGATGGGTGCGCTTTCTGATCTGGATCAGATGGAGAAAGAAGCCAAAAATCCTCCTATTTTTAAAAAACTCTTTTCTGGCCAAAGCGTTGAACAAGAGGCGATACAGACTTTTGCCGCAAAGAAAAAAGCAGAAGAACAGCGGTATGAACTTAAACAATGGATAAGCATGACGCTTGGCAGATCTTCTTGGGATGAACTTCTCCACATGGAAGGCCAGATCCGCAAACGCAGACAAGAAACATTATACAAACAACGTGAACGCCGTCATAAGTTTGTTGAGACTATGGCTTGGGTTATAATGATTGGTTTAGGTGCAGCTTTTTTAACTTTCTTTGTAATGTTTTTAAAAGGCAAAGCGACAAACGCAGATGAGGTAATGACCACCTGCCGAAAAGTAAAATGTGAAAAGTTAGATAACAAACAAGTTGTTTGCATTTTTAAAGGACAGAACAACACCATTGAAAGTCAGATATTTCAATACATGGAGTTTATTCCTTCAGAGTATCAATGCAAATATGATCCAAATGCTAAAAAAGAGATGACTGTGCAGGAGACTCTTAAAGCCGTGCGAGAGAGTCAAAAATGAGCAAGAAGTTTCAAGAAAACACTGAGTACGCTAAATATGACCTAGATGGGGATGGTGAAATAACTGATGATGAGCTGGAACACGCCAAAGAAATACGAGAAACAGAGCGTGATTTGCGTAAGAGCTTGGCTCAGTTGCGAATGGCAAGATTTACTTTAATTGGTATGGGCCTGTTTACTGCAGCCATGTTCACGCCGTGGGTCACTATTGAGCGTATAGAGGCTTTGAGTGATATTAGTAACTTATTCTATATTAGCGGGGCGGGTATTGTCGGTGCATATATGGGAACCACTGCATGGATGAGCAGAAAATGAGTAGTTATGGTACATGCTTTTTTGTTAATTGTTGTAATAGGTGGTGACGTACAGAGTAATGATATGTACTTTCGTTCTATAACAGAATGTAATTTTTTTGCAGCAGAAGTAACAAAACGGTATGGAAATTACAGACATTATAATTCTGTGCCTGAAGAACACAGAGTAACAGCTTATTGTAAGCCTGTTAAAGTTAATGAGGATTTGGGGTTGTATTGATGATGTGGAGTATGCACCAGAGAACAACTGCCTTACAGGCAGAAGCAAATAGGAGAAGACGAAATGTTGCAAGCACTGATCGGACCCGTAACGGGACTTTTAGACAAATTTGTGGAGGACAAAGACCAGAAGGCGAAGCTGGCACACGAGATAGCCACAATGGCGGAGAAACACGCTCACGAAGCCAACATGGGGCAGATAGAAATCAACAAGGCGGAAGCTCAACATAGGTCTATATTTGTAGCAGGTTGGCGTCCGTTTCTTGGTTGGGGGCTGGCAGCGGCCATGATATGGCATTTTGTCCTTGCACCAGTGACTATGTTTGGTTTTGCGTATGCTGGCATGGAAGCGCCAGACCTTCCTACATTTGATATGGATAGCCTTATGACTGTCCTTCTTGGGATGCTTGGTCTTGGCGGTCTTAGGACGGTAGAAAAGGTCAAAGGGCTTACAAAATGAATACAGATAAGTTAAGAACAGAGATCGCAGAAGATGAGGGGTGTAAGTACGAAATTTATTTGGATCATTTGCATCTCCCAACTTTCGGAATTGGTCATTTAATTACCAAAGATGATGAGGAGTATGGCAAGCCTGTTGGCACAGTAATAGAACAAGAAAGAGTGCAAAGGGTATTTGCTCTTGATATGGCTGTAACCGTGGATGAGTGTAAAGTTCTGTACCCGGACTTTGATGACTTACCCGAAGAGTGTCAGCATATCATAGCGAATATGATGTTTAATATGGGCAGGCCACGCCTTTCAAAATTTGTAGGTATGAAACGAGAGGTGGATGCTAGGCGCTTTGATGCCGCAGCAGATGAGATGGTCGATTCCAGATGGTATACTCAGGTGCCAAATCGTGCTAGAAGATTAGTAGACAGGATGAGGGCTTTAGCTGCTGCAGGGGAATAAACAATGCCGCTACAAAAAATGAATTTCAAGCCCGGAATAAACCGCGAAGGCACTCGATATAATAAAGAAGGTGGTTGGTATGACGGTGACAAGATACGGTTTAGACAAGGTAGTCCTGAAAAAATTGGTGGATGGACTCGAATATCTACGTCTACTTTCTTAGGGGTATGTCGCGCCCTACATAACTGGGTTACTCTAGGTGGACAAAACCTTATAGGTGTAGGCACACATCTTAAATACTACATAAACAATGTGGGTAACTACAACGACATCACACCAATACGTGCTACCGTGTCTTTGACTAACCCGTTCACCACAACATCTGGTTCTTCTACCGTAATTGTAACAGATGCCAACGGAGGTTATTCTGATGGGGATTTTGTTACATTTAGCAATGCTAGTGCGGTAGGTGGACTTACCATAGATGGTGAGTTTCAATTAAGTGTCGGTGTTCTATCTGGAGCAAATCAATATTCCATCACTGCTTCTTCTAATGCTACCTCTACCGCAACAGGTGGGGGTTCTGTATCTGCTGCATACCAAATAAATTCCGGTAATGCTTTTGCTACACTCCTCACTGGTTGGGGTGCAGGTTCTTGGGGGGAGGGTCCATGGAATGTGGGAGTGTCTTCTACGGCTCCAGTTCGTTTTTGGACTCATTCTAACTTTGGCGAAGATCTTATTTTTGGTCCTGATGGGGGAAGTATTTACTATTGGGATGCCACCAACGGTGTAGGTACTAGAGGTGTAGAACTGTCTAGTCGCAGTGGAGCTTCTGACGTTCCACTATTACAAAACCTTATTCTCGTATCTGATATTAGTAGGTTTGTGTTTTGTTTTGGTACAAATGAAATAGGCGGTAGCACTATTGATCCCACTCTTCTTAGATGGTCCGACCAAGAAGACGCAGTTAACTGGACACCATCAGCCACAAATCAAGCAGGTAGTCTAAGACTATCACGCGGAACTAAAATTGTTGCTGCTTCTCAGGCACGACAAGAAATATTGGTGTGGACAGACTCTTCTTTATATTCACTACAGTATGTAGGCGCTCCTGTTGTATGGGCTGCAACACTTGTAGGTGAAAATATATCTATTGCTTCACAAAATGCTGTGGCTTACTCAGGCGGTATAGCCTACTGGATGGGTAAAGATAAATTCTATGTGTATGATGGACGCACTCAAACGTTAAGATGTGATGTGCGTAAATATATATTTAATGATTTTGATACAGATCAATACGCGCAAGTATTAGCAGGCACAAACGAAGCATTTCATGAAATATGGTGGTTCTACTGCTCTTCCGGCTCTACTACGATAGATAGCTATGTAATATACAATTATCTCGACAAGATATGGTATTACGGCACTTTAGCGCGTACCGCGTGGCTTGATTCTGGATTACGTGATAAACCATTAGCAGCTACATACAGCAATAATTTAGTCGATCATGAAGAAGGTATTGATGATAATATTGCTGGAGCCTCTGCTGCGATTAATGCCTTTATAGTATCTGCAGATTTTGATCTTGATGATGGACATAAGTTTTCATTAGTAAACCGCGTGATACCTGACGTATCGTTTGATGGATCTACATCAGATAGTCCTGTGGTTACAATGACGTTAAATCCTTTAGCAAACTCTGGAGCCGGGATCACTTCTCCTACTTCTACTGGAGGTGTTAATAATGCCACTGTAACACGCAGTGCATCTTCTCCTGTTGAAGTATATACAGATCAAATAGATATTCGAGTGCGTGGCAGACAAATGTCTATGCGTGTAGAATCCAGTGCTGCTGGAACAACATGGCAGTTAGGTTCTCCAAGGATTGATATGCGCCCAGATGGGAGACGATAATGACTGTTGATACTACAAATTATGGAGTGGCTTTTCGCGCCCCCGCTTTACCATATGCCCCTGTAGAATACGATCAACAGCACTTTGAACAACTTAGTAATGTTATGCGGCTATATTTTTCACAGTTAGATACGGCAATACGTAACGCCACTGTATCTGATAGAGCAGAAGCCGTTGCGTGGTTTATAAGCTAATGCCAAATGTATACACCAATGCAAAGAAAGACTTAACAAGCACTGACGTAACAACGTTGTACACTGCTCCTGCGCTTACCACAGCCATAGTAAAGTCTATTCTTGTATCCGAAGACTCTGGCAATGCTGATACCATAACTCTTACGATTACAGATGCAGAATCATCTCCTGCTACGTTTAGCGTATTTAAAACTAAAGCTGTTAGTGCAAACGCTACAGTAGAACTATTGACAGGTCCGCTTGTAGTACAAACAGGGGAGATATTAAAAGTTACTGCTGCAACAGCAAACAGGCTGCATGTCGTGGCTAGCATCTTGGAGGTTAGCTAGTGCAGACTGTAGATAGCAACAAAGAAGAATTAGACATGCACACCGTCATGATTATGGCATTGGACAATATGGAAGAGGATGGTGTGGGATTATCTGGCGCATCTGCAAAAACAGCTATGCTTGCTCTAGTGCGTGAAGGAGGTATGCCAAATTCTGATATAGTGCAGTTTGGAAACACTGTATTTGTCTCCCATAGAGGCGAAGGAGATAGCAAAACTAAAATGTATGGACGCCCATTAAATGTAGATACTGGTAGAAACTACATAAAAAACATAATTAAGTACGGTGCCTATTTACAAGACAAAGGCATAACTAATTATACCGCTACTTTTTCTGATAAGGCGTTGTTGTCTGCTATTAAAATACTGCAAAAGAAGTTGTCTAAAACCGATACCAACCTGTACGCGGGCAAGACAGAAGATGGCAATTACGTGTTGCTTATTAAAATAGGCGAAGATCCGTTAGAAGGTATAGCGTAATGGGTGGTATTCCAAATCCTATTGAGATTATTAAAAGACCAATCGAATGGATTGGTGATGTTATTGATGATGTTTCCGATTGGGTTGTTGAAGAAATCGTAGATCCCGTTGTTGATGCCGTTGATGATGTTGTTGCCGCTGTTGAAGACGATCCTATAAAAGCTATCGCTACTGTCGCTGCGTATGCTACAGGCAATGCGTGGGCTATACCTATAATTGAAGGTGTAGATGTTGCACAAAATGGCGGTGATATTGGTGATATTCTTGAAGCATCAGCGAAAGCGTATGTAGCTCAACAAGCAGGTTCTTATGCAGGTAAGTATGCGGGTGAAGCCGCTGTAGCTGCGGGTTCAGGACAAACTGCAGCCACAATACTTGGCACAGCTTCAGGACAGGCTGCATCTGCTGTAGTGCTTGGACAAGATCCAGCCAAAGCATTTCTCACAGGTGGATTGAAAGCCGGTATTGAAGCTGGTCTTGGGTATATTGACGAAAAAATAAGCAGTGCGACAGGGGATGGCACGGGTACAGGGGTAGCGCCGGGAGACGCAGGGGGTGTTGGAGATCCCGGCCCTATAGGAGAAACACAAAGTTTCTTAGAACAATACCCTACTGTAAAGAATATACTAGCAGACTCCCTGCAAGCAGCGCTAAGTGGACAAGATGTCACTGGCGAAGTTGTTATGGGAGCAGTGATTAAAGGCAAGCTCACAAAAGAGCTGGTACAAGAGTACCTCACTACTGAAGATTTTGACCCTGAAAGTGCATCCGATCAACGATATCTTGCTGCGCTTACAACCACTGTTCAAAACGTAACTAATGCTACATTTAGTGGAGCAGACGTATCAGACACACTATATGCGTCTGCAAATGCGTTTGGAAAACAAGAACTTCTCAAGATTGTTGATAAAGAAGTAAAAAATACTATCGACAAGGTTACGGGTGACTACCAAAAGGTAGAAGCTACTGCGGCTGAACTAGATAAACAAAATGCAAGTTATACAAAAATAGCGCAAAGCTACAATGGATACGTTGCAGAGTTGCAAAACCGTATTGGTATCCGTGATGGTAAACTTGCAGAAGTAAATAGACTCAAAGATATATTACAAAATACTAGGATAGACACTGCTGCTGATGAGCCAGCATATCAAGTTGCGTTGGACAACTACAACGCAGCAGTAAACGATTTTAACACGTATTCTAACGAAGTAGATACATATTACGAAAACAGATTTAAGCCTGATACTGCTGCTTTACAAATTCAACTAGACAGAAAAGCCGATGAGATTGCCACGCTTACAACGCAATACGACACTGAAAAGAACGATCTTATATCTACAGGCGACCAGCTTGACGATGCGTTAGTGCCTGTCGCCAATGCGGTGCAGAGCGCCTACGTGCGGGCCATGACTGGCGATGAGTTCAATGCTGCAGAGTATAAAGCAGTCAATAAACTTGGAGACATAAGTGACGACGATGCACGCTATCATTGGCTAACTACAGGTAAAGATGAGAACCTGCCTGTAAGTCAGGCACAATACAATATGGAGCTTGATATTGCTTTATCCAGTTCTATGGAAGGCACACTTGAAGCTCTTGGATTAGGTATTGCAGATCTTTCGCCCGCACAAATTAAGGTGTTACGTGAACAAACGTTAGCGTATGGAAATGGTGATCTGCAATCGTTGCGTGATATTGAGAACGGTTCCTCGCTTCTTGCCACCACATTTAGAGACAGTATCGGTAAAGATTTAGTTGAAGATCCTGAAGTGGTGCCGCCAGAACAACTTCAAAATCTTTTAGATGCGTATGAAGTATCTAGTTATGATGAATTACCAGATGTTGAAAAAGTTAGAATTACAAATTCTGCACTGAAAGGACAAAAAGATGAAGTGCAGGCAATTAACAAACCTGATGACGTAAGTGATTTTGATATTCTTACGGGTAAAGCAACAGTATCAACTAATGCTGAAGGATTGTTAAACTGGGAAGATGTATCTCTTAAATTTAACGTGCCAAAATGGAGTAGTAAGCACGGCACTATAGTTAAACAAGTACCTCACCCAAGTCCTTCTGTCGCAGGTAATACGCCACTCGCACTTGTAGATATGCAAGGTAATTACTTAAATATAGGTGATGACGGTAGGCCGCTAGAAATAATACAAATTACTGGTGCTACTAATTTTTCTAATCTTAAAAATGACAACCCCGGCTCATATCTAGATGTACTTGCTGATGCCACACCAGAAGCCGTAAAAGAGGCTGTAAACGCTGGTGTAGCAGGATTGCAGCAACAGTACGAGTTTGCCAAAAACGTAGCTACATATATAGCCAATACCGAAACTGCACAAAACATTGCAAACAGTGATTTTGGGCAGAATACAGCGGGTGTGGTGCTTGATGCTGGTGGCGAACTGCTTGACAGCTTTAACAATCTAGTTCTGATTGCAGGCATTAATCCAGAATCCACTCCGCTTGGTAAAACTGCTCGGGACATGATGGCCTTGGCAGGAGACTTTAAGACTACCGAATATCAAGAAGCTGCGGCACGCATTCAAGATACTATTAGTGAAGCAAATATAGAGCCTGACAAATTGCCTAATGGTAGTCCTAATCCGAAAGCGGGACAATTAAAGACCAACCCAGATGGCACTCCTCTCTCCACTTTTACAAAAGCATGGAACACTATCCAAGCCATTGGCGGCGCAGCATTAGCAGATCCCGGTGTATTTGCATCCGAGTATATAGCCAAAGAAGTCTTGCAAGAAATACCCGTGCTAATCGCTAGTGGCGGCACGGCTAATGTTGTTAAGGCGAGTCTAAAACAAGCTGGAGAAGAGTTTGCTCAAAAAATGGGGCAACGTACCGCTCTTGGTACGGCTGGAGTATTAGATGTATCGGAGTCTTTTGGTGGCACGGCTGGCAGTGCATATGATGACGCATTCGCTACAGCACTTAAATCAGGCATGTCTGATGCAGAGGCACAAGAGTATGCGTTAGATAAGGCTATAACTGCAGGCACGATTGCTGCTGTTACTACCGTTGGTACAATGGGTGTTGGCGGCAATGCTTTTGAAAAAGCTATATTCAACGGTAAACGAGGCAAGAATTTTAGTGAAGCCTTTAACGTTGCTGTAAAAGAGGCTGGACAAGAGGCTGTAGAGGAAGGACTGCCACAAGCATATTTAGAATCTCAACTGTATCAACTAGATCCCACACGAGATGTGGTTGGTAATGTCGTAAGTAACTCTGTTCTCGGCGCTATCTCTGGTGGCAGCACGGCGACATCTATTTATGCGGGCGCATCAACAGGCGATTTTCTGTCAAATGCCATAATTGCGTTTAATCCTAACGTCCGTGAGATTGTGCAGAATGAAGGTGGCTTAGACGCAGCGGGGGTCACGCAACAACTTAACGATCTTGGCGTATCTGACACCACCATACAGTCAAACATACTCAATCAAGTGTTTGATGCGGATTACACCAGCACTGGTGAGGCCGAACAGGCTGCTTTTGACTATGTTACAAACAGTAACATTCCGTATAAATTTACAAAAGATGAGATCACGAACTTTACAGGGGCTAACCCTGATGCTGGTTTGCCTGACGCGTTTGATGCTTACGTAGACCCACGGTATCTGGACGCGCAGGAGATTATAAACGCCGCCGCTGCAGAGGGCGTTACACTTACGCAAGAACAAATACAACAATATGTAGGGCAGACAGACGAGGCTGCTGGTGTCGCTGATATTAAGACTGAATACGACCCGCAAGGCGTTATATACAGTGAAGCAGAGCAATATTTAACTGATCTTGGGTACAACCCTACAGCAGACGAGATTAATCAATTTGTAGCTCAAGTAAACGAGACTGAACAACAACAAGCAGTCAGCGAATACGTAGATCCGCGCATGACCAGCACGGAAGAAGCTACTGAGTTTCTTACTGCATTGGGGTATCAACCATCTGAAGAAGAAATTGCACAATTTGTGGGGCAATACGGAGAAGTTGCACAGCAAGAAGCGATTGAAAAATATGTAGATCCTAGATTGGTCACAGAAGAAGAGGTACTTAACGCATTTAAAGTAGCTGGACTGCCCGATGTGCGACCAGAAGATATTCCGGGTCTGGTTGGACAATATGATGAAGCAGAACTTGTAGATAAGTTAGAAGAAGCCTTGCCCGGTGCGCAGTTTAACGTTTTAAAATACATGCTTGGCAAGCCGCCAACATCAGACACTGAAGCCACAGGCATATACAAAGAACTTGAGAACCTCATAGCTGCAGGAGCTACGCAAGATGAGGCCATTCAACAGATAAGCGACAGGCTAAACGTAAGCACGCAAGATTTAGAAAACGCAATATCTGAGGTAAGTGACGAAGTTGCTGATATTGAGACTAAATTAGGAGATCAGATAGGTGATGTCGAGACTAAATTAGGAGATCAGATAGGTGATGTCGAGACTAAGCTAGGAGATCAGATAGGTGGCGTTGAGACTAGCCTTACCGATATAATCAACGATGTTAACACCTCCTTAACAGACAAGATTACCGCTCTGCAGGATGCGGGACTATCTCAAGATCAAGCTATTAAAGAAATAAGCACGCAACTGAACTTGAGTGTTGCAGATATACAGTCTCAGCTTGGCGATATTGAGTCTGGAATTGGTGAGGATATTAGTGGGCTTACTTCTGAAGTTGATGCAATCGCACAAATTATTGGTAAGCCTGCAACTGAGGTTAACGCTACAGATATTGACTTTATTGAGGACATCATAGCGCAAACAGAAGCGTTTTCTGATCCTACACAGTTTCAATTCACTCAAGATCAGTTAGCATATGATGTTACAGGGGATGGTATCGTTGACATAAACGATCAGAACCTGTTAAATAATGCACTACAGGGTCAAGATGTTACCTTTGCGACTGAATCAAAGTTTCAACCTGCTACAGGGATATTTGCACAGTTAGATCAACAAGCGGCACTGCAGCAACAGCAACAAGCTGATTTGCAAGCGCAAATACAAGCGCAAATAGATGCACAAACGCAACAACAGGCAGATCAACAAATGCAACTAGCTCAACAAGTAGAAGACGAAGCTACAAAAACTCGTAGACTCAGTAACGTAAAGGATTTGCAGCAAATGATAATGCAAGATGCGGGTAGAATAACTCAAGTCAAATCGCAACCCGTTGCACAAATTGGTCCTGCGTATGATTTTCAAAGCATTTTCCGTAATCCTGCGCAACAATCCTTCTACCAGACTCCGTACGCTGAAGGCGGCATAGTTGAGACTAACGAAGAGCTTCTACGACTCATTGGAGGTAAGTGATGGCGTGGTATGATTCTGTCCTTGATGTATTTGACGAAGCAGAATACGAAAGTGGTGACATGGTGTCAGACGCTGGGTTAGGTACAAAGGCTATAGATGCTGTAACAGGCGCATTTAAAACTGGCGGTGAATACGATTACGGTAAAATCTTAGGGGCCGCAGGTGCAGGCGCATCATTATTTGGATTGTTTGGGGACGGCGGTTCTTCTAATCGCCCTGTAGGTTATCAAGGTAGTATTCCTACATATACTGCTAGCCGTATGCAAGTGCCGGGTACTTATGATCCAAATCGTCGTCCGGGCAGTAGCGGGCAAAGATACTTTACCGATGTTCGATTCGATGGTTCAGACACATCTGAGCAAGCAGCGGGACTTCAAGCTCTTAACCGTGCAAATCCTGCAGCGCAAAACAGGCAAGGTCAGCCGTTGGTTCCCATAATAACACCTCAACCTGCTGTACAGCCCGCACAACAAATGGCCGCTGGAGGTATTGCTCAACTGAAGCAAGGTAGGTTTCTAGACGGCGCTACAGATGGTATGGCGGATAAAAAGCCTGCTATGATTGACAATGAGCAGCCAGCAGCACTTAGTGATGGCGAGTTTGTAATCCCAGCAGACGTTGTAAGTCATTTAGGCAACGGCAATTCAGAGGCTGGCGCAAAGGTATTAGAAGATATGATGGCTAGAGTACGCAAAGAACGCACAGGGAGTGAGAAGCAGGGTAAAGAAATAGACCCTAAAGACTTCTTACCAGCATGAGGTAAATTATGACAGAGGTATTAGATAGCGCAGGAACCACTACAGCCACAACTCCTGCAGCAACAACTACTACCGCCGCTGCACCGCAACAGTTAGGCACAGAATCTGCTCTTTCTACCTATGTAGGTCCGTATGTCACAGAAATGCTTGGTCGAGGTCAGGCACTTGGGTCAATGGACTACCAAGCGTATGGTGGGCCTCTTACCGCAGGCGAGTCTGCCGCACAACAAGCAGCCTTTTCTGGGATTGCAGGACTTGCCGTGCCTACAGATCAAATGGGTGCATTTACTCCCGGCAGTTTTACTGATACTGGCACTGCACAACAGTATATGAATCCATACATTCAAGCTGCGTTACAGCCTCAAATTGATGAGGCGCGTCGTCAATCAGATATTCAACGTGCAGCAGATGCAGGTAGGCTTACACGAGCCGGTGCATTTGGCGGGTCACGTCAAGCTATTATGGATGCAGAAAATCGTCGTAATTTATTGCAAAATCTTGCTGGTATTACAGGTGCTGGGTATTCAACAGCATTTGACAAGGCGCAACAGCAGTTCAATGTAGAGCAAGGTAGGCAGCAAACTGCACAAGACGCAGCAAATACATATGGCCTTGCAGCTTTGTCTAGACAAGCGGATCTTGGAGCGCAACAACGTGCAATCGAGTCTGAAGGCATAGCGGCTGATTTTGGGCAGTTTAGAGAAGAAAGAGACTTTCCATATAAACAGGTGCAGTACATGCAGTCTTTGTTACAAGGTTTACCACTAGCAACACAATCGTATAGTTACGCAGAACCTAGCTCTTTAACACAGGCAATGCAAACATCGGGCGGTATAATGAATTTATACAGAAGTATTTTCGGAGACTGAGTATGGCATTTGGCATTGATGACACAGTACAACAAAAAGTAGACGCGTACCGTGGCAATCCCGGCGCGTTGCAAAAGCGTTATGCTGAAAGCAAACAACTCGTCGATTTGCTCGCGTTGCAAAAAATGAAATCAGAAAGAGATACTATTTCTCGTGACCTGCAAATGAAAAGGCAAAAAAACCCTAAGACCATTGCTCAACAGTACGAAGAAGAGCTTGTTGGGCAGACTAAGCAAGAGATGCTAAAGGGTATAGCTGGCGTTATGCAAAATCGTCAGGCCAAACAGCAAAGAAACTTACAACAAGTTGCTCAAAGGGGTTTGCCCGGGGCCGCTGCTCGACCTGCCTCAAAACAGATGATGGCACAGGGCGGCATTGTTGGGTTTGCGCAAGGTGATAGAGTTAACAGGGCAAGCCGTGAACTAGATTTAGATGCTGTTACTCAAGCTATGATTGATGCTTATCGTAATCGTGGAGGTCAGGGCAGACGCGCACGACTTGCGATGAGTGACGAGCAGATACGTCAAATTCTTGCTCAACAACAAGCTGGTACTCCTAGCATAACTGATAGAAACACATTACCCGGCACTCGCAGGGCAGATGCCATAGTAACGGCTGATGCTGGCATGACTGGCATTGATACCACACCTACATTTCCTGACCCTGTAGATAATATGTCTGATGTAGGGCGTCCCGCTGGTGTGCCAGATAACTATGTTCCCGGCACCACTGTGCCTATTGCTAATATTGGGGCTGGTAGTAAGCCAATACCCGGTTCAGGTGATGACGCTCCTCCTGTTGAAGATGAAATAACCACTGGGTTAGCGGGGCTACCGGGATTAACTGATCCAAAATTAACGGCAGGCAGCATAACAGCAGGCAAAATGACCGCAGGTGAAATAAAACCAGAAGATTTTAAGCGGGGTGAAATGGATGCAGGTATTGCGGCGTTGCAAGCTCAAAATCAAAGATTAGCTATGGAACAGATATTGTCCGACCCTGACGCCACCTTTACCAAGTTTGCAGATAAAGCTGATAAACGTTTAGACCGTTCGGGTGTAGCTGCTAAATACGAAGCTATGCAAAAAAGACTTGCAGATCTTGATAAAGAACAAATGGATCCTGAAAAGCTAAGAAATGAGCGTCTCATGGCTACATTACTTGGCGCACAAGGCTCTACTTTTGCAGAGGCTTTAGGTTCTTCTGGACGTGCAGGTATGGCTGTTGGGCGGCAACAGGAAATAGCAAAACGTCAGCGAGCGTTTGATGCTCTTAATCTACAAGCAAAAGCTATTGACGTGGATGTCTCTATTGGTAAAGAAGGTGTAGCTTTAGGCAAAGCTGCATACGAACAGTCTTTGGCTGACCGCCGCCAAGGCCAACAAGTGTCTCAAAGTCTATCTGAATCTGAAAACAAAAAGTTAGACGCAGAAGCAAACCGTTTGTTAGAGGCGGCACAATCAAATCTAGACGCGAAAACTACGGCTGATGCGGCTAATTTAAGAGCGCAAACTACTGTTGACGCAGCTAATATAAGAGAGCGAGGCGCAACAGAAAGAACACTTGTCCAAGAGCGTGGGGCAAATCAAAGAGCTGAACTAAATGCTGCAGTAACCGAGTTAAAAATATTGTCTAGTGAGCGTATGCGTATGGAAATACAACGCTCTACAGATATAAATGCTTTGAGTGGTAGGCTTGTACAAGTTAACGACGCTATACGTAAGACTGTAGATGGGCTTAGAGGCACAGATAATCAGTATCAAATGTTAGCAATGCAAATTGCCGGTGAAAACGACGCACAAAAGAAAGCTAGTTTACAAGCAGAACTAAAAAAACGAGACGATGAGTTGTATATAACAGCGCAAAAAATGGCTAATTTTAGTGGGTTGTTAGATACTCGAAAGTTAATAGAAGACAGATTAAACAATATGTTAGATCTTGGTAATACACAAAATACTGGGGGAATTACCGCTAGTAACGTAGCAGGCGTAACACAAGTAAGTCCTTAATTTAAGGTAGGTACAATGGCAGTATATGAGCTTGCTTTAAA